CCAGCCTCGATCTGCTCCACCAGGTTCATGAGGGCATCCTGGTCGTCGATGTCGATCGTGCCGCTCATGCGCTGCTGGACGACGATGTCCACCGTGTACCGTCGCTCAATCGCTGCCCGCGATGCGATCGTCGTTTCGACTTCCTGCGGGATCACAACGACATGGACGTCGGTGTTCCTCTCCAGGGCGTTGTTCCAGACGTTGGCCCGCTCGGCGACGAACGCGACGTCGTACTCCTGGCTGTTGAGCCAGTAGACGATTGCGTCGCAGAGGTCGCTGACCTTAGACATCCGCCACCTCTCGCGTATGGATCCGCCAGTAGGAGTCGGACATGCCGACCGTCTGGAAGTGCTGCCCGCCGACCAGGTTCATTACCTCGTAGACCTGGTCGTCGACGACGATCTGGTCTCCGAGTTCTGGCCGCACGTTCACGCCATCGAGCAGCAGGTCGCCGGCTTTGACCACAAAGTCGGCGACACGTGCTGTCCGAATCACGCCATCCCCGAGGTCCAGCTCGGCAACTGTGCGGGCAGGAACCGCCACCAGCTCGCACTCGGCACGGCCGGCGCGATAGGTGACGGTGATTCCGCCCGAGGCCTTCTGGGCCTGCCAGAGTTGGTCCAGTGCTAGAGCTCGGGGAGTTGGCATTACGTCAGGGCCGTTTCCGCGTTTCCGATCGCGTCGGTGACGATGATCGGGATGCCCTCGATCTCCGTCGGCCAGGGGGCCGGAGCGCCGGTCGCGTTGGTCGCGGTGCGCGACTTCCGCAGTTGGGCAGCCGAGCGGCGATTCATGACGATGTAGTTCGGCAGCATGCCGGCCTCGAACGTCGCGATCGCGTCGTAGAGCATCGAATCCGTGACACCCTTCGTGGTGGCGTCCAGGTTACAGATGCGGGCGATCGACTTGACGCTCGAGCCGACCTGCAGGCCGTACCAGCCGCTGATCGGCGTGAAGTACACGGGCAAGTGACCGACACTTGAGCCCGACGCTCGCTGAATCATGGACTCGCCGACCTCGAGGAGGCCGCCATTTCCGGCGACGACCGCGACTTCGTTCGGGTTGCTGCGGATCAGGTAGACCGACGAGCGGTCCGCCGTGCCGCCGGCGTTGATGCACTTGGCCGCCGTGTTCAGCGAGTTTGCTAGGCCCGCGAAGCCGCTGGCCGAGCCGCCGACCGTGCCGCCCAGGATCTGCTTTTCCAGCTGGAAGTAAGCAGCCTTCAGGTGCTCCATCGCCTCGAGGCGCAGGAGACCCTCGGCCCCGCCCTTGTAGGCGTTGGCCTCGGCCATGTCGAAGGTGAAGCTCGCGTCCAGGATCTTTAGGTCGATGCTGACCGAGGTTCGCTCGGTGGAGTCGTGCTCGCGTCCGTCGTTGATGGAGCGGAAGCCGACGACCGGAGCTGTCGTGGTCTTGTAGTACTTGTGCACCGTGCCATTGCTGGCCGGCACCGCCGACAAGACCTGCAGCAGGGGAGCGTTCTGAAACAAGTCGCTGATCTCGATATCGAGCGAGTTGTTGTCATTGATGATGGTCAAGTCCGCGAGGGACAGATAGTTGTCAGGCATTTCCTAGCCTCCTATTTCTTGCCGGCGATGCGGATCAGCCGGCCTTTTGGCGTGGGTGGGACGTGCTGCGAGAACTCGACCGGCTCGACCTCGCCTTCGACGCGCGAAGCGCTCAGGCGCTGCTTGAGCTGCTCGACCTCGCCTCGTAGCGAGTCGATGTAGAGGGCCTGCGCCTCGGCAAACGATTTGCCCTGCGCGAACCACACACCGCCACGGTCGCCAAACGCCTCGAGGAAGCGAGAACCCTCGCTGGCGGAAAGCTCCGTGGATGCCGGCGGGGCCGGCTCCGCTGCGTCAACGGCATCCGGCACGGCCGGAACCTCGGCAGGCATATCGGGATCAGGGGCTTGAGTCGCGTCCACGGCCTGGGCCTCGGCGAGCACCTGGTTTTCTTCTTCAAGATGAGCTGCGGTCAGATTGGTTGCCATGTCGGCCTCCTGTATTTCGACGAGCACTTGATGGTCGGCCGAGAACTCGGTGGATGTGTTCTGGTCGGCCCCGTAGGGACAGATTGCGATGCCTCGTAACGGCCACTCGCGGATGACCACGCCCGGCCCGGCGAACTCGTAGCCGTTCACCGAGACGCTCTGGCCGTCTCGTACTTCCTCGAGCTTGATGCCGTCGCCCCCAAAGTTGATCGAGGCCTCGTACGGGACGCCCTCGCGTTGCTTGTGGATGACTTCCGTGGCGCGGTCCGATTCCTTGAACGGCACCAGCGCACCCGACACGACGAGGTCACCGGAGTCCGACTCGAAATGGTTCGCGTAGCCAATGACCTCTTTTGGATCGTGGGCGTAGTCGATCGCGACGCGTGACTTCGCCAGCTTCATGCCGCCGAGGTCGTGAACGACGTTGCCCCAGAACCAATGCTCGATTGGCTGCCCACTGCGCGCGACCATCTTGAACGGGGCCGACTTGGCTGACGAGCCGTTGGTGCCGAGCTCGAAATGCCCGATCGAGAACTGCAGGGCGGCGGCGGGTACGGACTTTTGCTTAGTGGTCATGGTGATCCCTGATCCTCAGGTGAGCCGGGATCCGCGTTGGCCTGCCGCTCGAGGGCGACCTGGGCGGTGGAGATCCCAGGCAGGACGATGTTGACGCCGCGTTCCTTGGCGTATGTGTTCGCCTTCGCGATCTCGTCGATGTTGTCGTAATAGTCAGTCCCGATCGCCCGGCAGACGCGTTGCGGCGTGTCGAGGCCTGCCGCGATTGCGGATGCGTGGCCGCTGACCTCTTTTTGCGGATCCCACCAGGGGACTCCGTCGGGCACCCACTCCCAGGACAGATCCTGGAAGCTCACACCAGGAGGAAGCACAAGGTCGCCGTCGGCAATCGCCATGCCGAGCCGCCAGGAGGCGATCTCGTCCAGCAGCTCCGAGAGGTCTTGCTGTTTTGCGCGGCAGGCCTTGAGGTACTGGATCATCGAGCCGCGAGAGCCGTAGAAGTTGGTGAAGCTCTCGTCGAAAAACGAATACGGCAAGTCGAGCGATTTCAAGGCAACGTGAATGATCAGCTTGAGGAACTGGACCGTTTCGGTCGCTGGCGATCGCGATTCCAGGAACTCGGCCCGGTCGCCTGGATTCAAGTCGAGCATCTGTGGCCCGTTGGCGAAGTCGACCTCGTAGCCGGAGTCCGCAATGCCATCGCCGTTGCTGTCGATCGTCGGCCGAACGCCATCGAATCCATCTGCGGCTTCGCGATAGAACACGAGTCCGAAGAGCTGCGACACTTTGATTTTTGCCAGGGCATAGTCAATGCCCTCGTACACGTCCTGCAGGCTGTTGAGCGCGGCGGCAATCGGCGAGACGCCGCGAACCTGGTCGAAGCGGTCGTAAAAGCCATGCGAAAAAACGCTGTCGGCGGGGACGATTCGACCAAACGACAGGTTGCCGCTATTGTCACGGTTGCAGATGCAGTATTCGCGTGCGACGCCACTGGGCGTGAGCTTGACGCCATTGGTCCAGGACGTCGCGTTGAAGTTGCTGGGCACGCCCTGAATGGCCGTGGCGACGCGGTCGCCTTCTATCGCCTGGAGCCGGCCGCGATTTGGGCCATCCCCGGAGACCTTCAGGAAGAAGAAGTCGCCGTCGACGACGCGGCGGGCTTCGGCCAGGCGGATCATGCGGCGGAACGGATGCTGGCGGCGGACATCGCACTGGTAACGCGAGCTCCAGCCGGCCATATAGGCCTCGACGGCCTCGTCGATCTGGTCGTCTCCCGTGCGTGACTGGAACGCGAAGGAGGAGACGTAGTTGAGGTGCATCCTGATCGCCCAGGCGGCGATCGAGAAGTTACGCTGTACATCCTGGGCGGTGGCCTGCAGCTGCCGGCGTCCACGATCTTCGAGAACTGCGTCCTCGGACTTGACGCGAGTTACAGCAGCCTTCCGCCGGCCGCGCGTATTCAGCGCGTCGTAGCCGGTGAGCGAGGCGAACCAATTCCGCGCGGCGTCGATCAATTGAATGGCAACCGTATACGGGCGATTCGTGGCCGTGAGTTGCCAGACGCAATCGTCGCATCGTCTTTCGCCTTCAATTCGGCAAGACGCATTCTGACCTGCACGAGGTCATAAGTCGTCGAAAGTCCATCAGTCGAGATGGACTGTGCGCCCGAGTTGAGGATGGCTTCGAGAGCCGCGATCTCGACGGAGTAATCTGGCATACCACCAGATTCGCCGATCTCGCGCT